GCCGGCAACCCGCGACACCGCCTATGCCGTTGGGGACCATGTAGCCGTCCACAACACGCCGGGCATGAGGTTCCGCGGCTGGCTTGCCACGGGTCTGACCGTTAACCCCAGCACCAAGGTCGAGGTCACGGCAAACGGGACGTTCACGACCACTGCAGCGGACGCGATGTTCAACGCGATCTGTCTTGAGACCGTCACCTCCAGCGGCGTGACTGCCTGCTGGATGCAGTGGATCGGGTGATCTAAAATGTCTAACGAACTCTATACCCTGACTCGCCAGTTCTCCAAGGATATCGTCCCGGTCCTGCGCGAGACCCCGTCCGGCATGGGCCTCCTGCCCCTGAACACCAGTTACCGCGGCCTCGGTAAGACCGCCGTCCGGGTTGTCCAGTACGGCACCCGCGGGTCCGCTAAGATCGGCTTCGAGATCATGAAGACCGCTGGCGACGGGCTCGACATCACCGGGTTCGACACCAAGATCATGGTCGTCCAGGACGACATGGACATCCCGCGGACAGCATGGGAAGCATACGTCGAGAACGGCGTGCCGATCTCTTCGGATGTCGCGCTCGAAATGGCGGGCAACGTCCAGAAGGTTGTCGATGACATCATCTACCAGGGCTACGCAGCCGACGGCACCACCTACGATGTCAAGGGTCTTTTCCAGGTTGCAGGAACCTCCACAACCGGCGCCGTCACTTCAACGTTCGGCAACACCCTGATCAGCGTCAACACCGCGATCGCCAACCTCGAAACCGCAGGGATCTACGCCCCGAGCCACATCTTCGCCATGAACCCAGCCAACTACGCCGAATCCATGTCCGCGATCAGCGGCGGCGTCATTGAGATGGATCAGGTCCTCAAGGCACTCGGCCCTGCAGGTCGGGTCGTCAAAAACTCACGCATCACGGCCGACTACGGTCTCCTGTTCCCCGCGCCGCTCGAAACCTCCCGCCAGTTCTTCGATATCGTCGAGACTGTGCCCCCGGAGTTCGACCTGTACTTCAAGGACAACAGCAAGACCTCCGATATCGGCGTCCGGCTGATTACCCGGTTCGGCCTCCGGTGGAAGCACCAGAGATCATCCGGTACCGGCACTGATGTAGCAGTCAGCAAGATCTCCGGGCTGTAAGCGAGGGTATCCATGCCCTCACTTATTTGTCTGGTCCAGCGGCTGTTTCTCAAAGACCATACCCTCATAAAAGAAGGTGAGCGTTTCGAGGTTGACGAGCAGACGGCAGTAATTTACATCAAGGGCGGCATTGCCAGAGCAGCACCGCAGCCTGTCCCGACCCCGGCACCCGCTCCGGCACCAGCACCAGAACCGGCAACCCCGAAAGAGCCGGAGAAAGTGACGATCGACAAGAAAAAACGGCGGTGATCCATGCCGGCAGCCGCACGTCCTGCAACGACCATCAACATCCGTATGCCGGACGGCACGGTCCGCGTGTGGGATATGGCAAACGAGCCGAAACCCGATTCTGTCGGCAACAAGAGCCGCAACGGGTTCCTGTACAACTGCTACACGCACCCGTTAGGCCGGTTCTTCCAGAACACGATCAAGCACGGCATCCTGTCAATCATCCACCGGATCCATGACAAGGAGATCCCCCGGTACGATAAAGAGGCGTACGTCTATGACGATCCCCGGCTCCGGTTCCTTGACGCCCTGATCACCAAGGTTGTCGAGGACCAGATCGCGGATCAGGACCACGACCGGAAACAGGAGATCCTGCTGAACTGCAAGGATATCTGCCTGTTCATGCTCAAGGAAGACGTGTTCTACCGCCCCCGGATCCTTCAGGCGATGGTCGACGCTGCAAAAGAGATCGTGGCAAACGAGGAACTGCTGACCGCCGTCACGGAGTACGAGCGATATAACCTCGCACGGTTTGCCGATGGTAAGGACCATGCCGGCGACTTCTCGGATCTCCCGATGGAAGAGCGGCAGAAGCTGCCGAAAGAGTGGACGGGGTTGCCATGACCCGGTATGACACGTCCGGGAACGTCCAGCTTGACGTTGAGGATAGCGGGTTCACCATCAGCGCAACCGGGTCCATCACCGACGCGACATTTCTCCGGTATCTTGCCACGGCGGATGAACAGCTCGCCGGCGACGACCCGCAATCTCTCCTCTCGCAGACACAGGCCAACGAAGCTATCGCGCTCCTGATCTGTCACCGTATTGCCCGGAAGAAAGGGCAGAGCGGCAAGATCTCGCTCTCGATCGGGAAATACTCGTATTCCAAGAAACTGGCGTCCGGCCTGACCTCATGGATGGACGAGTACCGTGCCCTGCTGGACAGCGTGCAGAATGCGCCGGTCGATCTGTCGTCTTCAACCTATACCGACGGGTTCACCCGGGATGATAAGGATATGGATAGTCTCTCCCTCGACCAGAGCACACCGTATGACCTTGACGACGAGGAGCGTGATGAGTGATGGACGACTCTGAACGCGATGCCCTCCTTGCCCGGCTGGATGAAAGGACCGGAACCATCCTTGAGCGGCTGGAAAAGGGCGACAAGACCATGGACGATCTCAAGTGCCGGGTCGGGAAACTGGAGTCGTTCTATGCTGTCATACTGGCATTTGCGGGGGCGGTATCTCTTGCAGTCTCCGTTACTGGCAGCTGGATCCTATCGAAGTTCTCCGGAGGCACCTGACCATGGGCGAACTCGACGAGGTTCTGAACCAGACCGTCACCATCGAGCAGTACTACTCGACGGACGAGTTCGGGGACGCGACCTACAAGACCGGCGTCTCCTACAAAGCCATGGTCCAGCGCCGCGTCAAGATGATCCGGACCCTGCAAGGGGCCGAAGCGGTCTCCTCCTGCTCGATCCTGATGGACGGCACGGTCTCCGCAGTTCTCGACCAGTACGGCAGGGACCGGATCACGCTCCCGGATGGCAGCAAACCCCAGATCCTTGCGATTGAAGACGGTATCGACGATGCCGGGGAGACGATCTACGTTGAGGTGAGCACCTGATGGCCTCCAGGACGTTCTACAACACGCCCGGGGCAGTTGAGGAATTCCTCGCATGGTCCGGCGGGCTGGAAGAAGGGGAACGGGGCGAACCTCCAAGCGTGGACCGCCCCGCCTCGATCCAGTTCGTCGGCACGGAAGAGGTCATGAAAACCCTCGGGGAAATCATCGCAGCCATGCCGGGCGTCGTGGAATCCGAACTCGAAGGGTACGCGGAGAAGATCCTCGCAGAATCCCGAAAGGAGGTTCCGTGGGATACGACGCACCTGCTCCAGACCGGTACCGTTGAATGGGCGGCAGATATGCCGGATACCTTGCAGATCGGGTTCAACACCCCCTACGCAGCCCGCCAGCACGAGGACCTTACCCTCTATCACCCGAAACCCGGCACGAAAGCCAAGTATCTGGAGGATCCCGCCATGCGGATCGCGCCGGAGATTGTGCCCGGTATCGTGAACTATCTTGAAACCATCATGGCGGGCGGCGTCCCGTCGATGGTCGGCATGGCAAGGAGTACGCGGCTATCGCTCGGCAACCTCGGAGGGCGGTTCATATGACCGTCGCAGAGGCAGCGATCGCGGCGTATCTCCAGACAGGGGAGTTCGGGACGGTCGGGTCCACTATCTTTGTCGATACGAAACCCGCCACCCCGGACGCCGTAATCAGTGTCTTCGGGTACGCGGGCAGCCCGGGGGAGCACACGCACGACACCAGCGGCAACGCACGGCCCGGCATTCAGGTCTGGGTCCGGGGAACCAAAGACGCGACCGGCACCGCCCGCAACACCATTGAATCAGTGTACAATTACCTGGACGGCTTGACGAACACCTCGCTTTCGGGCGTCTACTTCGAGGGCATCTTTGCCAACCAGAGCCCGGAACCGATGGGAAAAGACGAGAACGGCAGACCGGAGTTTGCCGTGAATTTCAGTACGATTATCAGGAGATGAAAAATGGCATCAGCAGCAGTACTCGGAAAAGGGTTGACCCTTAAGGACAGCGCGAACAACGCAGTTGCAGAGATCACGGAAATGGGCGAGTTCGGGGAAGATTCCGCCGATATCGATGTCACGAACCACGACACCAGCGGAAACTACCTCGAGTACATCGCCGGCCTGAAAGAAGGGGGCACGCTCCCGATCACCTGCAACTTTGTGAAGACAGACACCAGCGGGCAGATCGCCCTTATCACCGACTGCCAGAACGGGACCCGCGACACCTACACGATCACCTTCGCATCGGGGGCAACGTGGTCCGCGCTCATGCATCCGAAGAGCTACAAGATCAAGGCGCCGATCAAGGACGCGGTCAAGATCGCGTTTGTGATGAAGATTGACGGCCAGCCGACCTTCAGCGCAGGATCGTAATGTCCGTAGTTCGATCAGTGCCGGTCGAGATGGCCGGCAAGGACTACGAACTCCGGTTCGAGCAGCCCGACGTGATCGCGCTGGAAGACGATCTCAAGATCGGGTATGTGTTCCTGTTCCGGATGGAGCAGGGCGTCCCGGTCTACTTATCGCTGAAACTGGTCCGGGCGCTGATCCATCGCGGCCTGAAGGTCCGGGACGACCGGGGGAAATTCCGGTATGCGTTTCCGCAGGGACCGAAGGGAGCGGATGAGGCGGGCGCTGTCATCGAGCAGTACATCTCCGACGGCGGGAAGATCGTCGATCTCTGGAAGAACTGCTACGACGCTTTCGCGGGCTGGTTCGGGGAGTCGAAAGAGTCCGGGGAGTCGGGCGAGGGACAGGACGGCGATGAAAAAAACTCGCCCTGAAATGGCAACGGTCGGCTGAACCCTACGCATACGGGATCTGCGGGCTGACCCCGGACGAGTTCTATCGCATGACCCCGGCGGAGTTCGAGGTTGTGCTGAACGCCCGTGTGCAGAACCGGAAAGACCTGATCCGGACCCTCGACCAGATCAACGGGCGGAACTGCGAGATCATCTGGAAAGCGCATGGCGGAAAAGATGTCGACGCTGACGATTTCAGGACCTACAGAAAAGAAGGAGAGGACATGACGGCGGAACAGTGGGAAGATTACCTGCGGACCATCGCCCTGACATATAAACCCCCGGCGGCGATCTGATGGGCTGGATGGATGTCGGCGGGATCCGGTTTCTCCTGAAGCTGGACGCATCCGGCCTGAAAGCCGGGATGGACGAAGCGAAAGCCAGCCTGATGAGCTGGCGGACGGAGACCCTCGAATCAACCCGCGAGATGGCGAAATGGGGCGCTGCTATCACCGCAACCGTCGCCCCCTACGTGGCTGCGGGCGCGGCTGCTTACGCTGCCGTCGAGAAATACGGCGCAATGGCGGACCAGATCCGCGACCTGTCCACTACAACGGGATTGAGCACCGAGAAGATCCAGCAGCTCAAGTATGCCGCGACTCTTTCAACGACAGAGTTCTCGACCGTCACCACAGGGGTAAACACGTTCACACTGGCCGTCGCCGAAGCCGGGGACACAACGTCTGCTGCCGGAAAAGCATTCGCTGCCTTAGGGGTTTCGACAGACGGCAGGAGTTTCGATCAGGTCTGGGACGACACAGCCGCGGCTCTCGCCCGGATGGAGAACGAGACGAGACGGAACGAGATCGCCTCCACCCTATATGGGAGATCATGGCGGGAGATGGTCCCGTACATTGAGACGTACGTCGAGAAATCGGACGAGATCCAGAGGATCGATTACCTGACCGAGGAACAGCTCAAGGATCTTGAAGACGCGAAGGTGGCCCTCGACTCGCTCGGTGAACGGTGGACACTCTTTGCCGGGGGCAAGGTTGCCGGAGGGCTTGATCTCCTTGATAAGATAGAAAATGGCTCCAAGATCTGGTCCGATGCGTTGCACCTCAATTTCAAGGGTCTGAGAGAGGATGCTGAAAAAAGTGCTGAATTGTGGCGGGACGTTCAGGACGATTTCGATCCGGCGGAAATGGCTAAAAAGAAAGGGCTAACCGGTACCGGGAAACCGATACTGACTTTATTCTCTCAGGAAGACTGGGAGAAGTTGCAGACCCAGACCGTTGATCCCTACGCCAATATGACGGCATCTGCCCGGGAACTCGCAATCCTCGAAGACAAACGGGCGGCATCCCTCACCGCCCTGAACACCGCGCTGGCAAATCCCACGGAATACACCGTTGAGGAGATCAAGACCCTCTCGGATGCTTACCACACCCTCGACGAGGAAGTGACGAACCACAAGACCGAGATGAGCGGGGAGGAGGACCGGGTCAATTCCCTCGTCGATGCCTACAAGGATTACCGGGACGCCCTGAAAGGCGTGGCAGACGCACAAAAGGATATCGACAACCTGACTGCCGACTATCAGGAAGACGTAACCGAATCCCTGACCCTCGGAGATCTGGGCGCGGTCCGGTCCCTGACAAAATCCTATACCCGGTCCATGCGTGACCGGAACGACGATCTTGCGACCGAAAAGGGGGAGATGAGCGAGGCTGGCAACATCTTCAACCAGATCAAGGCCGGCACCCCTCTTGCAGAGATCCCCGGGACGGATGAGTATATCCGGGCACAAGCTGCGGCTGCGGGCGGGATCGAGGACCTTGTCACCGCTTACGATGGGCGGGAGATCACGCTTACGGTCAATGCCGACACGACCCCCGCAGAAACCGCGATCCGGCAGTATATCTACGACCCGTTGGGGCTCACGGTCCAGCCATCCGGGGCAGCAACTCCGACCACGGCGCCCGTTTCCTTCAGTGCCGACACGCTGCCAAAACCGTTCATCTCGACCGCTGCCGTTCCGGGACCCTCGCCGGCAACGGCAACCCCAGAAAAAGACACGGCGGCAAAGTCGATCACGGTCAATGTCACCGGCCCGATAACAGTCACCGGCGACGGATCTTTCAATAAGATGATCAACACCGAGGCGCGGATCGCCGCTATGAGGTAATACCATGCCAACCTGCACATTCGATTCGGTAACCGTCCCGAGCCGGCAGATCTTGAACGAAGATGGGGATGGAACGTACTATTACGAGGTTGAACTTGAGTGCCGGACAGAAACATACAGCGAATACACCGCGATCCGGGCGAAGTTCGGGCCGGATCCGGTTGTGGACCGCCTGAAAGCCGGTAAGACCCGTGTCACATCCGATCTTGGGGTAAAGGGTACGCTGGTCTTGAACGGGGTGACCCGGAACAACTGCGTGATCACGGCCCTGACAAATTCCGAGGTCTCGCAGTCCAACCTCGGCGCATGGTCATTCCGGATAAAGTTCGTCCAGGACACGGCAACATAGGAGAGAACCATGGCAACCATCACAGATGACGGGATCGAGTGGAAAGCTAAGAGAGAGGCAGGGGTCGATTCAGTCGGCCCGGCCAATATCCTTGTCCTTGAGGGCACCTACAAGGCAGAAGCGGCGGGCGATACCGCACCGTCCGGCGAGATCACTACCGGCGGGCTTGCCCGGGCGACTGCTACGGCTGCGGTCGTTGACGGGACCACAAGCCAGCTGTCGAACACCTTTACCTGCATGGTCTCCGATACGGTCTATGGCGTGGCAATCCAGACCACGGAAGATCTCTGTTACGTCCGGCACGCTATCGCAGCGGGCCGGGATATCGAGGCCGGGGACTCTCTCAGCGTCGTTGCGCAGGGCGTCCAGTCGCAGGTGACAGCATGAAGCGGATCCTTGCGCTGGTCCTGATATCGGCGCTGCTGCTCGTTGGATTTGCCGGGGCCACCACGTACCTCGGGAATTACAGTTCGAACCTGTCGCTCCTGATGCATATGAACGGTACTGAGGGGGGCACTACATTCACGGATGAAACCGGGAAAACGGTCACAAGGTATGGCAATACCAAGACGGTCCAGACGACGAAGGTATTGGGAAACGCGAGCGGATATTTCGATGGAAA